CAGATACATTAGATTCCTATATTACTAAAGTTGCAACAGGTCCTTCTAGAGGCAATACTCAAACAGGTATTCCTAAAAGCATAAAAGCAATTGGCGGAGTAACAACTGCTATTCGTAAAAGAGCTGAAAACGAAAATCCTCCGTTTGAACCAAATGTTCCCACAGGTGAAAGAAAAGATCAATTTGGGAATCCTATTAAAAATGTAGCAAAACACTTGGCGAAACAAGGTATGAAAAGTGTTACTGAAGAAATTAAAACAACGCATGAAGATCCGCTTGTTGTTGTAAAAGATGCTGAAGGAAATATTCATACTCATGCTAATTTATCTGTTGCTAATGCTATTCATGGTACAGATGTTAAGCATCAAGCTATTCATACCGGTATGCCAATACAAGCAGGTAAGTTCACATTTGAATTATCAAAGCATCACGCTTCAGAAGTTAAAGAAGCTAAAGAAAAAACAGAATATGATTACGAAGGCGACATGGCTCGCAGTCAACTACAGAGTATTGTCATGAATGCCCAAAAAGTACATGATATGTTAAAAGACAATGATAATCTTCCTGAGTGGGTTCAATCAAAAATTACTCTTGCCGAAGATTATATTTTAACCGTTTCAAATTATATGGCAACTGAAATTGATGAAAATACGAATAAAGAATATACACACAAGGTTGTACATAACAAAACAGGCAATATTGTTGGTAAATATACCTCTTTGAAAGCTGCAACTCGAGCAGCGGATAAAAAAGATAACGCATACGGCGGATATGCACACCAAGTTCGTCGAATTGATGAGGATAAAGATCCTTGTTGGGACAACTATAAACAATTTGGCATGAAGAAGGGCAAAAATGGTAAACCAGTTCCTGATTGCCGTGGCCCAGTGAAAGAAGACTCAATAGATGAATTGACTTTATCGTTTGGCAAAAAGACCAAACCTACTGTTTCTGCTAGAATTTCTGATATGAAAAAATATTTTGATACTGCAGATAAAGACCAAGTAAAGCAAAAGATTACTGGAAAAAAATTCCACGATATGTCTGAATATGAGGCATGGATGAAATCAAATAAATCAAAAGGAGCAATGCAAGTTGCATCATTTGAACAAAGTTATGAAAACAAATTGGATGAAATTTCTTCAAATACTTTAGATAGTTATATGCGGGCTGCTCATACAAAGTATAGCAAGATAGAATATAATAATGACCCGGCATCTGTTACAAAAAAAGAAAAAATAGATAAAGGTATCAAGAAGGCATACAAAAAAAGGTATCCATCTAAAACATCGAAACCTGAAGATAAAGTAGACATGAGTTCTGCTAGTTCATATTATGCAAGTAAAAAACCAGGCCAATATACAGGCGATTAAATTAAGAGGCTAAAATGGCGGTAACAAAAACAATTCTTAAGAATGTTAGACAACAAGCAGTTGTTAAATTTATTGGCAACGGATATGCCAATGTAGATTTACGAGCAGATCTAAAGCAACCTGAAGAAACATTTCAAGGGTTCAATAACACAAACGTAACAATTACAAGTGTTTTGTGGAGCACTGACGGCGCAACTTCTGCGCCAATTTTAGTTCAACGAGGTGTAAGTGCTGCATCTGCAACTAATGTAATGATATTATATGGTGGCGCGTCAGAATGGGAACTGTCGCAAGATTCAGGGTTTGTTGATAATGTTGGCGCAGATTCAAATGTGACCGTTATTTTACCCCCAGCTGGCGGAATGGTTTATTTGGTATTGGGCAAAAATACAGGATACTTAGGTCCAGATTTTAACGCATTATCACCTAATTAATACGGAGAATTAAAATGAGATTAATTACAGAAGCCGCACACGATATTACATATATTGTAGAAGATAAACAATCTGGTGGCAAGAATGTCTATATTGAAGGCATCTTTATGCAGACAGAACAACCAAATCGTAATGGACGTTTATACAAGCGCGACATTATGGAAAAGGAACTAGTCCGTTATCAGAAATTGATTGACGAGAAAAGATCGTTGGGTGAATTAGGTCATCCAGCAAATCCAACATTAAATTTGGATAAAGTCTCTCACCTAATTGAAAGCCTTCGTTTCGACGGCAACAATGTACTAGGTAGAGCAAAAATTTTAGAAACTCCAATGGGCAACATTGCTCGCAGTTTGCTTGACGCAGGTGCAGGACTTGGCGTTTCTTCTAGAGGTTTGGGTTCACTAAAAATGAACAAAGAGGGTGTTAATGAGGTTCAGGATGATTTTCATCTTGCAACCGTAGACATTGTAGCAGATCCTTCAGCACATGATGCTTTTGTTCAAGGCATTTATGAGTCTGCAGATTGGATTTGTGAAAATGGTCTATGGAAAGCTGTTGATATCGAACGAGCACAACAAACATTAAAGGGCGCATCTAAGGGACAGTTAGAATCTGTTAAACTAAAGATGTTTGAAGAGTTTATGTCTAGAATGTCTAGATAATCAAACTTATAAATAATTTGAAACAATCCATTTAGGAGACACTAATGTCAGTAGAAAGCAAAATTAAACAATTGCTAGAGCGTGTAGATGCGAAATCTAGCCTAGAAGAAGCAGACGCTATGGGTGCAGCTAAAGGTAAAGATACCTCTATCAAAGCAGCTAATGGCGGCGATGCCTCTTCCCCAAAACAAGGTGACTCTGAAGGCGCAAGCTATGAAGAGCGCGATGAAAAGGATGAGAACCAAGGTGCTATTACAGCTAAAGGTATTAGTCAAAATACCATTAAGATGAAGGGACCTGTTGGAGGAACTCCTGATTTTAAAACAGTTGGCGACCTTTCATCCGCAGTAAACCAACCCAATTCTAAGGGTAATGTTCCTGTTGGTGAGGAAGAAGAAGTTGCAGGCGAAGTAATTGCAGAAGAAGAAGTTGAATCAGAAGTTCAGGCTCCTGCAGCAATTGACTTATCCCCAATTTTTGGCGATGATCTCTCAGAAGATTTCAAAGCTAAAGCAACATCTATTTTCGAAGCAGCAGTTATTGCTCGCGTAAATGCAGAAATGGATAAAGTTGCAGCATCTCTAGAAGAGAAATATGCGACTGATGTTGCAGAATACAAAGACAGTATCGTCGAAAAGATTGATTCATATCTCAACTATGTTGTTGAGAATTGGATGAAAGAAAATGAACTAGCCTTAGAAAACGGTCTTCGCACTGAGATTGCTGAAGACTTTATGGCTGGGTTAAAAGTACTATTCAAAGAGCACTACATTGAAGTGCCTGAAGAGAAATACGATGTAATCGGTGAACTACAAGCCAAAGCTGCTGAACTCGAAGCAAAACTAGACGAAGCAATTGGCAGCAATGTAGACCTTAACAAAGAAGTCACTTCTTTAAAGCGTCAAGCAGTTGTAGAAGAATTGTCCAAGGATTTAGCTGACACAGAAGCTGCAAAATTGGGCAAGCTATTAGAGGGTGTTGATTTTGAAAATGAAGATCTTTACAGAGAAAAAGTTTCTGTAATTAAAGAGAATTATTTTCCAAAGAATGTAGTAACAGAAGGCACTAGCCAATCTGTTCAAGCACAACAGACTTTAACAGAAGAAACAGATGTTCCAACTGAATTTACAGATGGTTCGTCAGTAGTTTCTGCATATGCTAAAGCACTTTCAAGATCAATTAAAAGAGCGTAATTTTACGACATTCCATCAAGGAGAAAAAAATGTTTTTATCTGAAAACCTACAACAAAAATGGCAAGCCATTTTAGAGCACCCTGATCTTCCAGAGATCAAGGATTCCTACAAGCGTGCAGTTACATCTGTATTGTTAGAGAACCAAGAGCGTTCACTACGTGAAGAGCGTAGCGCAATGTTTGAGGCAGCTCCAGCAAACAATATTTCCGCAACAAGCGGTATTGACAAGTATGATCCAATCATGATTGGTCTAGTACGCCGTGCAATGCCTAACCTAATGGCTTATGACATTTGCGGTGTTCAACCAATGACTGGCCCAACCGGTTTGATCTTCGCAATGCGTTCTACTTACGGTAGTGCTCGTACACCTTCAACAAGAACAGAAGCATTGTACAACGAAGCAAACACAGCATTCTCAGGCACAGGCGTTGCTCAAACACCAGCAGCAGGAACTTCTTTAGATCCTACAGGTACATTTACTTCTACAACAGCTGGTGGCGTAGCTACAGCAACAGCTGAAGCATTAGGTACTTCTGGTTCTGCAGCGTTCAACGAAATGTCTTTCTCTATTGATAAGACAACAGTTACTGCAAAATCACGTGCATTGAAAGCAGAATACACAGTTGAATTAGCACAAGATTTGAAAGCTATTCACGGTCTTGACGCTGAAGCAGAATTATCAAACATCTTGTCACAAGAATTTATGTTTGAAATTAATCGTGAAGTTGTTCGTACAATTTACAAAGTTGCTAAGCCAGGTTCACCAGCTACAGCATCTGCTGGTACATTCGACTTAGACGTTGACTCTAATGGACGTTGGTCTGTTGAGCGTTTCAAAGGTCTATTGTTTAACATTGAGCGCGATGCTAATCACATTGCTCAAGACACACGTCGTGGTAAAGGTAACTTCATCGTTTGCTCTGCAGACGTTGCAAGTGCATTAGCTATGTCTGGTGTTCTAGACTACACTCCAGCGTTGTCTACAAACTTAAATGTTGATGACACAGGTAACACATTCGCAGGTGTATTGAATGGTCGCTACAGAGTTTACATTGATCCGTATTCCAGCAACCTAGGTGCAGCAAATCAGTTCTACATGGTTGGTTATAAGGGTTCTTCTCCTTATGACGCAGGTATGTTCTACTGCCCATATGTTCCTCTACAAATGGTTCGTGCAGTTGATCCTAACAGCTTCCAGCCAAAGATTGGCTTCAAGACACGTTATGGTTTAATTGCTAACCCATACGTAGTACAATCAGACGGTTATACAAATGATGCAGACACATTTACGGCTGACCGTAATCAGTACTATCGTCGCACACGTGTATTGAACTTAATGTAATTTTTACATATATTAAACCGGCATTAAGATCGGTACAGTCACAGACTGTTTAAAAGGGGGAAGAAATTCCCCCTTTTTTTGCCTTATAAATATTAATGTTAGTAAAAGGAATGTTAAATGTATACTGCAAATATAGATGTTTTACAACAGAACTACTTTAGGAATCTGCCAAAAACAAATGATTACCTAAGACCAAACGCGTTTAAGTTTTCAATAAAGGATATACCAGGTGTATCGTTTACTTGCCAATCAGCAAACTTACCGCAATTGGCATTGGGATTTGCAGTGCAACCAACACCGTTTACTGATATTCCTCGCATTGGCGATAAACTGAATTTCGGAGACTTTACTATTAGATTTTTAATTTCCGAAGATATGTCAAATTACTTAGAATTATATACATGGTTAGTGGCTCTTGGTTTTCCTAAAGATTACAATCAATTTGGATCATTTGTTGCAAATAGACCAAGTTCGTTCCCACTCGTAACCAACGCAAAGGGCGAAAAAGAAGTTTTGGCATACTCGGATGGTACTTTATCGATTTTAGACTCGACAAATACCCCTAAGGTGAATATAATATATAAAGACTTGTTCCCAGTGTCTTTAGAAGCTTTGGATTTTGATATTGCTTCTGCTAGTGTTGAGTACTTTACTGCAATCGCTTCCTTTAAATATACATACTTTGAGGTGGAGCAAATTTAATTAATATGGAGATTTTATGGCTAATAATAACAAACCTGGATTGAAAAACATTCCAAAAATTCCGGTTCCAAAATTTAACAAACCGGCGGCCGCCCCGCAACAGCAACAAGCTCAACCAGGGCAGTTACAAATTAACATTGAAGAATTGCGTAAAGAAAAAATCTTTATTGCGACCCCTTGTTACGGTGGTATGCTTACAGAAGCATATTTCAGATCAATGGTTCGTACATTGACATTCTTTAACCAACACCAAATTCCAATCGCATTTGGTACAATTGCAAATGAGTCTTTAGTTACTCGTGCTCGCAATGTGTTGGTTGCTTATTTTCTACAAAGCAACTATACTCGCTTATTGTTTATTGATGCAGATATCGAATTCCAAGTTGAAGACGTTTTAAAATTACTTGCACACAACAAAGAAGTTTGCGTTGGCGCATATCCTAAGAAGGGTGTTAACTGGCAGCGTATTCGCGATATGGTTCTTAGCAAAAAAGATGAACCAATGGCTGACGGAGCAATTGCATCTTCAGGTAGCGACTATGCTATTAACTTTAAATTCCTTAATCCAGGTAGCAAACAAATTGCTATTGAAAATGGCGTAATTCGTTTACACGATGGCGCTACAGGATTTATGATGATCAAGCGTGAAGCAATTGATAAGATGATTGCTGCTTATCCTGAGTTGAAGTATAACAATGATTTGAATACTCCTCCAGATTTGCAAGACTTCTTCTATGCATTCTTTGACACAATGATTGATCCTAAAGATCGTCGTTACTTGTCAGAAGATTACACATTCAGCAGACGCTGGCAAGATATCGGTGGTGACATTTGGCTTGACCCAACTATCTCATTGAATCACTTTGGATCATTTAACTTCCAAGGTAATCCAGCACAAATTATTCAAATTGGATAATCAATGAAATTATCTGACCTGCAGGAAATGTGGGCAGATGATTGTAAGATTGACGAAACAAATCTTGGACATGAATCTGCTCGCACACCTACTTTACATTCTAAGTATTTAAATTTTTTATCATCTACTCGGCTTAATTTACGTAAGGCTGAGTCTGACTACTTAAACCTTCGCCGCAAAAAGTACAAATATTTTAGAGGAGAAATGACTCAGCTAGAATTGTCTGACGAAGGTTGGGATCAATGGCAAGGCAATAAACCATTAAAGAATGAAATGGATGAATTTCTTCAGGTAGATTCAGACTTGATTATCTTACAAGATAAGATTGAGTATTTTAAAACTGTCATGTATCAGCTTGAACAAATTATTAGATCATTGAATAGTAGAACATGGGATATAAAAAATAGTATTGAATGGACTAAATTTACGAATGGATTAATGTGATGCGAGAACAAAATATTCAAATGAAATATGTTTCGTTACAATCATTGGGGTATATGATTTGTGATGTACCTTTAAACATACAAGAAAAAACCAAAAAAGAATGTGTAAGACTAATTAATTCTAATTTTGAAGATGCAGTGCCATATAATTATAGTTTAGTGGGCAATATACAACACGAATATAATTTAAATTGCGTAACCGAAGAATTAAATGACTTTTTAAGTGTAGCCGTCCCCGAATATTTTAAATTTAATCACCAGCACGAATTAGCTAATAAAAAATTTAAAATACAGGAAAGCGATGCTGAATTACTTGGAGTTGGATCTAAAAATACAGTAATGCCTTCAGTCTGGATAAATTTTCAACAAAAACATGAGTATAATCCTGTACATTGCCATGAAGGACTTTTGAGTTTTGTTTACTGGGTAAAAATACCTTATTCTTTAGATAATGAATTAAAAAATCCAATGACTGCGTATGCATTTCAAAAAAGGGCCCCTGCATTTAGTTATTTTTATAGTAATTGTATCCCCGAAATGACTAGTGAAAATACCTGGGGTCTTGTAGGTTCTCAGATACAACAACATACTATTCCGGTAGATAAATATCACGAAGGTAAAATGGTAATTTTTCCAGCATGGTTACAACACGCTGTTTCACCATTCTTTACAAGTGATGAATTTAGAATTTCTGTTGCTGGAAATATAGGAATGGTCAAAGATGCCTGATATAAGAATAAGAAAAAAGAACGAAGTATACTTAAATGTTGATGCTGAACCTTCAATTGCTCAAGAATTGAACGATCATTTCTCATTTGAGGTTCCTGGTGCAAAATTTCACCCACTTTATAAATCTCGTATGTGGGATGGAAAGGTGCGTCTTTTTTCGATGTTCACTAAAGAGTTATATGTTGGGTTAAAAGACTATGTAGAACACTTTGCTAAAGAACGTGATTATACTGTAGATTATTCTGAGTATGTTCATACAGCCGATACCTGTACCCTTGAAGAAGTAAAAGAGTTTGTAAAAGAACTTAATATTGGTTCCAAGGGTGAACCTCTCGAAATGAGAGATTATCAGATTGATGCTATCTACAAAGCAATCAGTGATGGCAGACGTTTGTTATTATCTCCAACTGGTTCGGGTAAGTCATATATCATTTATTGCGTAATGCGTTGGCATGAGAAACAAGGTAGGCGTCAATTAATTTTAGTTCCTACTACCTCTCTTGTTGAACAGATGTATTCTGATTTTCAGGATTACTCTTGTTTAAATGGATGGAAAACTTCTAATCATTGCCATCGTATTTACGGAGGACATGAAAAATCTAATGAATATGATGTTGTTATTAGTACTTGGCAATCTTTATATAAATTACCTAAAAAATTCTTTGATGACTTTCAGGCAATTTATGGAGATGAAGCGCATTTGTTTAAAGCTAAATCTTTAACAGGTATTTTAAATAAATGCCCTGGCGCGCCTTATCGTGTAGGTACTACTGGAACATTGGATGGAACACAGACACACAAATTAGTTCTTGAAGGATTATTTGGTCCTGTTTATAAAGTTACTACAACTAAGAAACTTATTGCTAGCAAAACATTAGCCGATCTGCAAATTTATAATCTAATATTAGATTATTCGGATGAGATTAAAAAAGCACTTAAAGGAAAAACATATCAAGAAGAAATGGATTTTCTGGTACAGCATGAACCGAGAAATAAGTTTATCCGTAATTTGACTCTTAAGCAAGAAGGTAATAGTCTTGTACTATTTCAGTATGTTGAAAAACACGGTAAAAATCTATATCAAATGATTAATGATAAAGCTGAAAATCGAAAGGTATTTTTTGTTTACGGTGGAACAGATACGGAACAAAGAGAACAAATTCGAGCATTGACAGAAAAGGAAAATAATGCTATAATAGTAGCATCGTATGGAACTTTCTCAACAGGAATAAATATTAAAAACCTACATAATATTATTTTTGCATCTCCCTCTAAATCTCGTATTAGGAATTTGCAATCTATTGGCAGGGGATTAAGAACAAGTGAAACTAAAAGTAGTTGTAACTTATATGATATAGGCGATGATTTGACCTGGAAATCTAAAAAGAATTATACTTTATTACACATGATAGAACGAATCAAAATCTATAACGATGAACATTTTGAATATAAACTAATAAAAGTACCACTACAATGAACCAAGCATATAAGCTATTAAAACTTAATACAGGTGACGATATAGTTTGTAAAACTGAAGAAAATTTATCATTAAAAGATAAAGACAGTATTTTTGTACAAGACCCTATGATACTCAATCAAATACGAGTGCCATATGGTTCGGGTATAATGGAATCATATACTTTGTCTCCTTGGATGTCTCTTGCTGAAGGCGATTTTTATGAAATACCAGCACACTATATTGTGGTTGCCGCCGATATTAAGGAAACTCTTAAAGACAGTTATATAAAGTATGTACATGATCGTAAAGAAGCAGACTTAATTGCCGAAACATCTGAAGATACTGAAGAAGAATCTGATAACTCTGAAATTGAAAAAGAAACTAACTATGAAAACAGCCAAAGCACCATTAAACGTCGCGGACGCCTCATCCACTGAACCAAAGATGCAAGTGTCGTCACATTATGTTGACAATAAAAAATTCTTGCAAGCATTAATTGACTATAGACAAAGTGTAGTTGAAGCAGCCGAAAAAGGCGAAGATCCTCCTATTGTTTCTAAATACATTGGTGAATGCTTTATTAAGATTGCAACACATCTTTCTTATAAGTCTAATTTTATTAATTATACTTTTAAAGATGATATGATATCTGATGGCATTGAAAATTGCTTAACTGCTGTTGCTAAATTTGATCCCGCAAAATCTTCAAATCCATTTGCATATTACACGCAAGTTATCTATTTTGCATTCATTAGACGAATCCAAAAAGAAAAGAAACAACAAGCAACCAAATATAAATTGATTGAGAATATGGATATTGATGCTTTAATCTCTCAAGAGCAAGATGGCGAATTTGGATCACAATTCTTAGATTATTTGAAACGACAAATGGATACTATTGATATTGAAAAACGGGTAATGAGTATTCCGAAAAAGGCTAAAAAAGTTCGAGATGATATCGAAAATCCGCTTGACCTTGATGACTAAACACTATATAATATATAGTATAAATTCTCGGAGATATAATGGCAAAATTGAAAATATCAGAACTATTTTATAGTATTCAGGGCGAAGGCAGGTACATGGGAGTACCTTCCGTTTTCTTGAGAACATTCGGTTGCAACTTTACTTGCGACGGATTTGGGATGGCAAAGGGTGAAAAAAGCGATGAAAGAAATGTTATTGCGATTAAAGCTGATAGCTTTACAAACTATAGAGATCTTCCTCTTGTTCATACAGGTTGTGACTCTTATGCTTCTTGGGATCCTCGGTTTAAGCATCTTAGCCCTGTACTCTCTACTGATAGCATTACCGATACAATTATGGATATATTACCGCACAAGAGGTGGGAAGACGAACATCTTGTAATTACAGGTGGTGAACCATTATTGGGTTGGCAAAAACAATATCCTGAATTATTAGATCATCCAAAAATGTTAGCATTAAAAGAACTAACATTTGAGACAAATGGTACACAAGCATTGACACCCGAATTTAAACAATATCTTTTAAATTGGACATTGAGTAATAAAAATAGATTAACTAAAAGAGGAGTTGATGCGTTAACATTTTCAGTTTCTCCTAAATTATCTGTATCAGGTGAAAAATGGGAAGATGCAATTTGTCCTGAAATTGTAGCAGGTTATGAATGGTGTGGATACACATATCTTAAATTTGTAATCGCATCATCTCAAGATGCAGAAGAAGCAGAAGAAGCAGTAAATGCATATCGTAAAGCTGGTTTTACGGGTCCTGTTTATATTATGCCTCTTGGCGGCACTGAGCAGTTGTACTCTATTAATAATAGGAATGTTGCAGAACTCGCAATGCGAAAAGGTTGGAGATACTCAGATAGACTCCAAATACCATTGTTTAAAAACGCGTGGGGAACATAATGTCAAATAGTGCTTTAGATCAAGTTAAAAGATATGGCTTTGAGGCCAACGATAAGTATATGGATGGTTTTTATCAATTTGCGTATAAACAAAAATTGTATGAAGTATTATGGGAAGCACAACGGCAATTAAATCGTTGTTCCACATATTTAGGTGAAGAAGAATGGGTTGCTGAAAATCTTCCCAAATATAAATAACAATGTTACACAAAGGTAACAAATTTCAAATATCATATCCGTGTTAGGAAGGATTCTAAAATGTCATATAACAAAACAAAATGCGACCCCGAATTGGGTCTTAAAGTTCACGAACATCTAGTTAAGGTTGGTGTCGAAACACCTATTAAGGAGACTGGGCAAGTAATTGACCGTAAGGGTAAGATCGATGTAATCGAATCTTTATTTACAGATATTATGAAAACACTCGGACTTGATCTTACAGATGATAGTCTTATCGAAACACCTAAGCGTGTTGCTAAGATGTATGTGAATGAAATCTTTTGGGGACTCGATTATGAAGCATTCCCTAAATGCACAACTGTTGACAACAAAATGCATTATAATGAAATGGTTGTAGAACGCAATGTTAATGTACAATCTAATTGTGAGCATCACTTTGTCGTAATTGATGGATTAGCAACTGTTGCATATGTTCCTAAACAACGAGTACTTGGTCTAAGTAAAATTAATCGTATTGTTGAATATTTCAGTAAACGACCACAGATTCAAGAACGTTTAACAGAACAAATTTTCCACACACTACAATTTATTCTTGATACCGAAGATGTTGCAGTATTGATTGATGCACAACACTATTGTGTTAAATCAAGAGGTGTTGAAGATACCGGTAGCTCTACAGTTACAGTTCGATTGGGTGGCGGATTTAAAAATCACCCAGAAGTAAGAAATGAATTTTATCAGATTGCAAGACAAGGATGTAAATGACAATTAATGTAATGGTTGACTTAGAGACAATGTCAACAAGATCACACGCAGCAATTTGTTCGATTGGTGCAGTAAAATTTGAAGGTAGTAAAATTATAGATACATTTTACTGCACCATTGATCTTGCTAGCTGTAAAGAAGCTGGAATGCATATCTCCAAGGATACTGTTGCATGGTGGTCTAAACAAAATAAAGATGCATTACGAGAATTGACTAAAAATAATATCTCATTACAAGAAGCTCTTGATAAGTTTGAATTGTGGTTTGGCCCTAAAAGCTTACCTATTTGGGGTAATGGTGCAGTATTTGATAATACTATTTTAGGCAACGCGTACTTTATCACAGGAAGAGAGCCACCCTGGAAATGCTGGGACGATCGTTGCTACAGAACTGCTAAAGCAATGTTCAATTGGATTCCTGAGGATAAACGAGAAGGCACATATCATAATGCGTTAGATGATGCTATGCATCAGACAAAACATTTAATTAAAATCCTTGGAGATTGAATGACAAATGTCCAGCAAAGAATGGAAGAATTAATTCGGCCAATTGATCAACAAATTTATATGTGTGATGATAGGCGAGATTTATTAATGTTTAATTGCGCTATGCTACAACGAGTTAAAGAAGTATTTGATTTGCTTGTAGGCGAAGAAGGTCGCAAAAATATGTTTAAAGATTTAGTATGAAAACTTATAAAAAGAGAATTGCGTTTTGTATCAGTGACCAACATTTAGTACCACATGGCGGCATTGGTCAATTTGCCAAAGGGTTTGTTGAGATGGCAAATAAAATTAACTGGAAGGTTGATATTATTACAGACAAACCCACAACAAATGATTTTGCTAAATTAGTTGAATCATTGGGTGCAAATTTAATTGCGCCAAAAAATGCTTTGTCATATAAAAATCATACTGGCACATTTGCATTTACAGATTCAATTAACTTTGAAAAGATGATTAACTTCCGTGATGCTGTTATGAATGCGTTTCATACTAACATTTATGATATGGTTGTTTGTAATTCTTTAGAAGCAATGCCTGCAGTATTAAGTTTTGATCTTAATAATTACATCCCAGTAGTTCTTTACACGCATGAAGAAAGCATGGTATTCCGTGATACGAGAAAATTTAAAGGTGTGTTTTTAGAAAGCTGTAATGAGTTTTTTAATAACTTAATGAACCTTGAGAATTGTTATATTGGCACACAATCCCCTCGTAATGTAACCGAAATTAAAAACAATGGCGGGGCAAATGTAGAACATTTAAGTATGCCTATGTCTGAAAGAGAATTACTCACAAGCGATTATCCTGAAAGAAAAGGTGTATTGTATATTGGTCGTTGGGAAGATCGTAAAAATCCAGAAGCATTTTTAAAGGTAATTAAAGAAACAGGATTGCCTGCAAAAATTATGACTAATGCTAATGGCAAAAAGAAATTCGAAGCTCGTCTTGCAGAACTTGGCATAACTGATTATGAGATTAAAGCTAGCATTGTAGGTAAGGAAAAAGTTGATTTTATTAAATCTGCAAAAGTTCACTTTAATCCTTCACTAAGAGAAAATTACCCGTTCACATTTTTTGAATGTCTTGGACATATGCCTTGTATTGTTATTGACAAATCTGAATGGGTAACTAATTTTGATAGTAAATATTATATTCGTTTGCCATTAAATGAAGTATCGGCCGCAATTAAAATTGAATACGACGCTGATAGAAAACAACGAAACCATGATGCACTACAATATATTAAACATTTGGATTTTCAAACATCTGATAGATGGGTTAAATTTTTAAATAACTATAAACAAACATCTTTGGCCAGATCTGATTCTGCAAAGATCAATGATTATTCCGAAATCAAATATGCAGAGTTTATTCGTATCCTAAATAGGACACAATTGGCTATCGACGATGTTAAAAGCATATTGACAAATAAGTCTAAATATAATATAATTTACACAGACAACGACACATACCTATCTAAAGATCCTAATTTTATACCAAAAGAAGAAGCAACTTCTTCATTAGAAAGCCTGTTTGCATGAGAACATATGAATACGTAATTTCTGGCCCAGCATATTTACGCTTGGGTGCAGAACAATGTAATGACCCTGTAGTATTAGAAATGATGCTTGACATGATTAGTCGAGTATGTCACAATCAGAATAACCACACATTCTCATTATTGTATAATGGTTTTACCGAAAAGAACTTTGGTCCTAAATTACAAAAGTTTCGCCCTTCAATTAATAACATTCATGCTGACTCTGGTGGTTTGCAGATTATTACTCGTGGTCTAAAAAATACTTCAGATGTAAGAGAAAAAGTTTATTTGAATCAAGGCCAATATGCAGATATTGGTATGTCATTTGATGAAATTCCTGTTAAGACAACTTCTACAAGTGGCGTATCATCTAAGATTGACACTAAGCGTAGATACGCAGACATGGATAATTTTGATGAGTATGCTAGACAAACAGGTCGAAATGTAAAGGCGCAAATCGAAACATTTGATAAGATGGGTAGTAAATGTAGACCATTTGTTATTATGCAGGGATCTTCTCAAAAATCCTATTCTCGGTGGGCAGAACTCGTGTTAGAAGAAATTACCCCTGCACTACATCATCGTATCGGTGGGCTTGCTATGGGATCAGCTGCTCTAGGCATGGGTCAGTTAGAAGATGTTAAACGAGCATTTTATGTTACGCAGATGCCATACACAAGACCATTTCATTTACACGTATTGGGTGTAGGTGCATTACGTCGTATTCTTCCTTATATTTGTTTTAGCCAATCTGGTCTGTATGAAGGCATTGATATTTCATATGACTCAACAACCCATTCTATGTCATTGGATAATGGATTGTTTTACTTCTCATTTGCTAAAAAGGCAGCCGGCACACCATATGGCGGAACATCTGTAAAAATGGGTAGAGAATATTCCAACATTTATAGAACAGTTACTACAGAAATTAATACAGTTTGTGGTACAAATTATACCCCTGAAGAATATCACATCTTGATGAATAGAGGTGTAGGTGTTCACTTAGAACAAGGTGGACAATTTGTAGATATTATGCGGGCACGTCTTGCTTTTATTTTAACAAACGTACATAATTTTACACATGATGTAAATGCTTTAACAGAATCAAAAGAATTGTTTTTAAAATTCTGCAGAGAAAAAGATTGCGAGAATGAATATGCTACATTATTTGATGTTAAAACACTAGCTGACTTTGAGCATTGGGAAAAGAATGTAGGCAAACATATGGATTCCGAACCAGTTAACACACAACCACCAGTTTCACTTGAGGATTTATTTGCATGACCGATATTATTTCAGACGAACCAGTATTTTTTACAGATACAATTATACACAGTAAACTAATTAAAAAGAAAAGTTCTATTTGGGTTACCTTTCAAAAAGAAGGTATTCATAAATACCCACAAGCTGCAACTGATCCTAAATTAGCAACAGGCGATTGGCTGGATGTTTCATTCTTAGGAACACCGCATAGACACATTTTTCATTTCCGTGTGGAGATGGAAGTGTTTCACGATGATCGAGATGTTGAATTTATTCAAGCAAAACGTATTATGGAAAGATGGTATTCAGATGGTACGTTACAGTTAGATTATAAATCTTGCGAAATGATGGCATGTGATCTTTATGATAAGTGTTATGCAAAATGGCCTGATCGAGATTATACGATTGAAGTATCAGAAGACGGCGAAAATGGTTGCAGAATTAGTTTTGAAAGGATAGCCGGTGAGTAAATTATATTATATGGGTTTAGAACCCTATGAAGGTCGTTATACTTTGCAATTACAACAATGGAGCGAAGCTGCATTTAAACGCAGAGGTATTGATTATGAAGTAATTCATGGCGATATTTTAGATGACTCTAAAGCAATCGTTACAGGTCAAGTACTTGATGCGCACGGGCGTAGTTATTATTCGTTGACGCAGATGGCTAATCTTATTAAGAAGATGAAAGCTGGTGAAATTACTTGGCAGGATACGATCTTTTTTGAAGATATGTTCACACCTGGTATAGAAGCATTGCCCTATATTATGGATCAAGTAAGTTTTGAGTATCAACCTCGAATCTTTGTTCGTTGTCTTGCACAAACAATTGATCCAGATGATTTTGTTCACGTATGGGACATGCAGAAGTGGATGGGTCTATATGAAAAGATGACAGATCAATTTGTTACAGGTGTACTTGCTTCTAACGAAGAGATGGTTGCCCATATGAAAATTGCAGGATGGGAAGCACCAATCTTTAATATCTCTGGACTTGCATTTGATAAAGATGAAGTTCGTGGTCGTGTAGCAACTCGTATTCCTTTTAATGATCGTAAACTTCGTGTAGTATTTGCTGCAAGATTCGATCAAGAAAAACAACCTGATTTCTTTATGGATTTAATTGAGCGTTATCATACAATTAATCCTAATGTAGAGTTTGCTGTTCTATCAGGCGGACCTTTACGTAGTAACAACGAAAAGTATTTGACTCGCGCGAGAGCATTGGAAAAGACTCATAATTTTAAAATCTATGAGAATCTTAAGAAGAATGAATACTATGAATTGTTAGGCGATTCTCGAGTATTGTTTAATTGTGCCTTACAGGATTGGGTAAGTAATACAGCATCAGAAGCAGATGCACTTGGTACAAATTGTTTGTATCCTGCATATAGATCATTCCCCGAAACATTTGCTAATGATCGTGAATGTCTCTATATCCCATGGTCACAAGATGATGCAGTATTTAAATTAAATACATTATTGTTTCAAGAGCGAGCAAACTTAGGTAAGCTGTCTGATTGGACGTCTGGTACTATTGATCGTTGTTTAGATATTATGTTTGAAGATAATTCTAAATGGTATCGTAACGGTAAGGATTACAGAGATTATGTCCCAGCAGCCAAGTACTAAATTAGTTGTAGTCACAGGTTCCGCTGGTTATATCGGCGGACAGACTTGTATCGAATTAAAGAAACAAGGATACGAAGTTATCGGCATTGATAACAGACATAACGAACATCTTGATGCATTTCAAGATGAATATTTGCAATGCGACTTTACAGATATGGACGCGTTTAGTCTATATAAAAAGGTATATCCAGTCGCAATTATTCATTGTGCCGGTACTAGCTTAGTTGGTCCTAGTATGAAAAATCCAGGACATTACTTTCACAATAATGTATCTAAGACAAATTTGCTTTTAGATTTTGTTGCTAAACATATTCCAAAAACTAAAATTATTTTTAGTAGTAGCGCATCTGTTTATGGCATACCAACAACAAAAACACCGTTGAGAGAAAACGATAAGGTAGATCCAATATCTCCTTACGGTGAATCTAAATTAATGGTTGAGCATTTGTTAGAATGGTATCATAGGTGTCACAATTTAAACTATACAGCATTTAGATATTTTAATGCTTGCGGTGCAGATGATAACGGTCAACATGGTCAAGAACCAAATGCAACACATATCTTTGCCAAACTATTTGAAGCAGTTAAAAACAATGCAGCATTTACTTTAAATGGTGCAGACTATGATACGCCAGATGGAACTTGCATTAGAGATTATATTCATGTTCAAGATATTGCACTTGCACATATAAAAGCTATTGACAAATCTATTCAAGGCATATATAATTTAGGGATGCTTCAGGGGCATTCTAATCTACAAATTCAAATGCTTGTAGAAAAAATTACCAATAAAGAAATTGTAACATTTATTAATAAACGACGCGAGGGCGATCCGCCATCGTTAGTTGCTGATAGTACAATGTTTAAACGTCTTGCAGATTGGAATCCTGTATATGATATGTCGGATATTTTAACATCTTTAAATACATGGTATAAATCTCCAACATATGATGCTTTAACAAAGCAGCGGTCTTATTCGAACATTCAACCCGCTTTATAAATTCTGCATGTCGTCAAACTTACTTAAAGAGGCAAGAGATGGCAAATAAAAAATTCTTCTCAACAAAAACATATAGACAAATAGGTCCCGTCGCTTATAGGCAATGGCGTGCAGATTCTCATTGTAATTTAATTCATGGTTATGCTATGAGTTTTCACTTTGAGTTTGAGGCGGACACATTAGATGCTCGCAATTGGGTAACTGATTTTGGCGGGCTACGACCACTTAAAGACAAGCTAGAAGAATGGTTTGACCACACTCTGCTAGTTGCACAAGATGATCCTATGCGCGAACATCTATTGGAACTAGGTAGATTAAAATTAGCTAAGATCACTGAAGTAGAACGTACAGGTTGCGAAGGTCTAGCTGACTTTTTATATGAATATATTAACACAATCTTTTTACCCAATTGCGGTAGCGAAGAAGCTAAACGAGTTTGGTGTTGCAGAGTAGAAGTTCGAGAGACTGATTCTAATATGGCTGGTCGTTCTGGTCATAGAGAAGATAGAGAGTTTGAATAGAATAATGAAAGTGCTACCTCAGATTGGCGACATTGATGTATTTGATAATATATCTTCAGATGATCTTTGGTGCGTAGACAAATTAATCTTATCAAAAAAATTAGGTTACAAATGTGGGCCTGCAGGAATACCTCCGTCTGTGCCAGGACAGTATATAGTGCGCCCTATTGTAAATCTAAAAATGATGGGGGTAGGTGCCACAATACAATACTTAGACTCTGACTCAATTCCAGATGGTTATTTCTGGTGCGAGATGTTTACTGGCCGTCATTTGAGTTTTGATTATCATTGGGGCAAACAAACATTGGCGGTTGAAGGATTTAGATCCAATACAAATCGACTAGATCGATTTAGTCGTTGGACAAAAATTGACGAAAAATTTAAATTGCCCGATATGTTGCAAAATGTTGCAGATCGATATTCTTGGTTAAACGTAGAAGTTATAGGCGATAAAGTGATTGAAGTACATTTTAGATATAATGATGATTTTGCCAATCACGATGCTACTACTATTACACCTGTTTGGCGAGACGAGTTTTACCCCAGTCCCGCAGGAGATAGATTAGGATTTATTTTAAAATATGAATAGTTTAGAAAAAGTATGAAAATTTGTTTATTAGGTGATACCCATTTTGGTGTGCGAAATGATTCTAAAGCATTTCACGCATACTATGAGAAGTTTTATAGTCAGGTATTTATTCCATATCTGTTAGAACATAAAATTGAT